TAATGCTTGCCTAAAAGTCTAGCAATTCGTTTTACTCAACTATATTTGTTAACCTCTTAGTGAATTGAAAAAGTCTTTAGCTTTAATCTTCTTATCTGCATCTTCTTTTTTAGTATTAGAAGATCCAGTGTCTTGTGTTTTTAAAGGATTCTTAGGGGCATTATCCTTTGGCTTAACTGATTGAATTTGCTTATTTCTAATAGATCTAATTCTCTCTTTAGATACAAGAAATTCCACCTCGTCATCAGATAAAACTCCCAACATTTCTGACATATCTTTTTTATACTGCTCTTTTACAAAAGGAACTAGATCTTGCATAGATAGATCTATACCATTAGAGTATGCAATATAAGCTAAGTCCGCTAATTTCTTAGTCATATATTTAGATTTAGGTAAGTTTCCGGACTCAATAGCAAAAGAAATTTCGTTCTCTAATTCAACAGCAGCTTGTTGCTCAAGATACTCTTGTTCTTGTATTCTACGTTCTTCCTCTATAGCTTGCTTCTCAGCAAGAAGTTCTTCGTATTTTTTCTTAGTTTGCTCGTATTCTAATTGCTCTGGAGTTTTTTGACTCTCTTCTAAGTCTTCAAGAAGAATAGCTTCAGCTAAAGCTCTTTTTTGTTCTTTACTGAAATTGAACTCTTTGTTCATGATAATAGAAAGAGGATCTTGTGCGAATTGACTGATAAATTCGTTTACATCATCTTGAATTTCTTGGAGTTGTTTTGCGCTGATTGCTCTTTCTTGGAAAGCTTGTTGAGCCGCTTTTTCCATTTGAAGAGCTTTTGTGATTCTTTCTTTATCTCTAAGATTTACTTTTTCTTTAATCTCTTTTCCATTTACTTTGAGATTAAATTCCTCCCACTCTTCTTCCGTCATGGGTTTTTCTGATTCTTGAGCCTCAAGTTCTTGACCTTCTGCTAAATCTTGAGATTCACCAGCATCTTGAGCTTCCATTGAGTCTACGGCATTGTTTTCATCTGACATATAAATTCCTTTTTACGCCCTATCTGGGGTAGTTTAAAGTTAGCACATCGCATCATTACGGTAGTGCATAATTATATTTGTTTATTAATTTATCAGTAACCTGATTTATTTTTTTTAATTATATTTTTTAACATTTGTATTTTTGGATTATCGGAATATCTTGATTCGTGAATTTTGTCAAATGAATTAAGTCTTTGAATTTCTTTTAGTTGTTCTTTTCGTTGATTATCTTCATATTCTCTTCTAGCTTGCTCATATTTTTGTTTTTCTCTTTCTGCTTGATCATATTCTTCTAATTGCTGTAACTGCATGGCTTCATCTCCCATGCCTTTACCAGCTAAATGCTGATACTTATTTTCATATTCATTTTGTTTATCTTTTTCTTTAGCAATATCAGCTTTTAAATTACGGATCTGTTCTGCTTGAGCATCGTATTGATCAAGTGCTGGTTCGCTAAATTTTTCAAATAATTTCCGAAAGTTAGGACTTTTATTTCTTAGCTCCCATAATCTACCTTCTTGATATTGTAAATCATTATTTTTATAACGTAATTCATTGAGTAATTTTTCTTTATCTTGAGTCTTTTTTTTCATTTTAACCACCTTTATTTATTAATACCCTAATTTTCTTTTTTGTTGCTTTATGTAGTTATCATAAGTACTATAATTTTCCCCAGAAACATCTTTACTAGGTTTTTCTCCAACCATCATAGAAGCTTTTTTAGGAGAAACGTCAGGTTCTCCACCTAATACTTTAACCATGTTCTTTACAGCTTCTGGACTTGCACTCTTTTGTTCTTTTGGTTTTTGCTCTGATGGTTCTGTTGCTATATCATAAACATCTTTAGCTGCTAATGCTATATCTGAAATAGGTGTTGGATCAAAAGCTGATGCTGTTTCTAAGGCTGCTCCTAATTTATCACCTTTCGCTAAAGCATCTTTTGCTGCACTAAGACCAAGAGCTGTTCCAACATAAGGAATTGCTTTTTTTGCTCTAGATCCTAATGCTCCAAAAATTCTTTTAAATTTAGCTATATTTTGTGCTTTTTCAATTGCATCTGCCACTTCACTACCAGCTTTATGTATATTTTTTTCATTTAATATAGGTGCTGCTTCTTCTACAGACTTTAAAGTACTTGCACTTGGAATATTTTGAGCAACTCTTTTTATTTGAGCTTCTTCGTATGTTTTTAATCCCTTCTGTGCTTTTAATTTATCATTAATTTCTCTAGTTATTTGTTGCATTTCTAGAGCATCTTCTGGATTTAGTGAGCTAAATTTTTTATCAAGGTTATCAATTGCAGATTGATTACCAGTTTCTAAAATACCTTTGATGTCTTCTGTCCAAAGTTTTTTCTCTGCTTCAGACAAAAACTTTGGAAAAGGTTTAGTTTTATCATCCATATATTATCCTATTGTGGTGTTGGTACAGTTGTTGTTGGTAAATTCTCAAAAGGAGCTGGTGGGGTTGCTGGAGCTGGAGTGCCCGGCATTTCTTGAGATGCAGACTGTTCAGAAGCTTCTGCCACTTGCGCTATAGGTGATTGACCTTGTGAGTTTTGTTCCGGCTGATTAACTTGTTCGGGTGCTGGAGCTGGTTGTTGAACTGGAGCTAATGGTTGCTGATTGGTCATTACAAGAACTCCCGGATCAGTACTTCTAGCAAAGTCGATATGATCTTGAATATGCTTAAATATTGCAGCAGATCTCGTGTCATCCATTCTGATATCAATGTCATTTAAAATTGTTCTATGTCTTAAGATATGTTCTTTGTGGTCATCAATTACTAATGCCTTAACTTCAATACCCTGCATCAATCTTTCATTTTCCTGCTGTATTAAATTAGACTGATCAATAGGACTTTCCATCATACCATCAATACGACCGGTGTTGATTACTTGAGCATATTGTTGAATTGAAAACTCATCTGGCTTCATTTGCATCAACTGTTCTGCCATCTGAACTCTTCCGGCTGTTGTTCTGGCTAAAGGGTTTCCAACATCAACGATAACTCTGTTAATGTCTTTAATGTCTGAACCTTTAAACTCTACTAAGTATTGACTGTTATTAACACCAATAATAGATGCAACTCTTGGTGCTGTAGCATAGTCTTGTAATATCTCAAGAACTGCCACACCTAAATCTTCAATTAGTTGAACATACTGATTTTGTAATCCTGATTGAAATTGAATAGCCATAGATTGAACTAGAGCTAAAGAGTTCCCAGATCTTAAATTCTGAGCTGGATCTGGAGTACCTCTTGTTACAGAGTTAATCCCAGATAACTGCTCCATTTTACCTTCTAGAATAGAAAGAAAGCTATATGTTTCTTGACTTGTTCCTAATAAATTTAGCGGCTCAGGTTTTTCTAAACCTTGAATAATATTTAATCCACCGCCTAAATTAGTAATATCAATATTTGAACCGGTCTTTACAAACAAGTTTTGTGTAGCAAAAGCTATGTTGTTGGACATGATTGCTGAGTACAAATGATTAATACCTTCTTGTAGCGGAAGTAGGTCGAATAGATTTGAATAGCCAAAAGCTGTTCCTAAGATTTCGTTAGGACTCATTCTAAATACCGGGATTCTTCTATATGGTAAATCTTGATCGTGTAAAACTATATCTTCTGACAAAAAGATTAACTCTCTACCGTTTGGAATAGAGTCAGATTTTTTATGATACATTGTCCAGACTTCTACTTGGTCTGATTCTACTTTTCTAAAAATTTGAGAGGAGTATTTAGCATTCTCATCTTTTGTATCCAGTGCTAAGATCTTATCTTCCAAGTCTGGGTATTTAGCTGCTAGATCGAATTTATTTTTGTATGTTCTAATCAATATCCAATCGTGATCATTATCTTCTCTATTAACGTCAAAGATTACGTCAAATGGAGATACGTTTGTAAACTTAATATCACCTTCGTAGATCTTTTCTCCAGTTTCCTCATCTTCTTCGATAACGCTACCGGTGGTTGCATCCCATTCAATCTTTACATAACCAGAACCAAGAACAATACTAAGCTCAACTGCTTTATTGATGTATCGCTCAAGTCTTTTTTCACGCATATAATAGTCTAGTAAACCGTTAGCTAAAGTAACTTGAGCACTAGATTTATAATCAGTATTAGCCGCTCTAGCTTCCATAGATGGGCGACTTGATGTAGTCATAACATACATATGCTGTGCTAAATTTCTAACGTGATTTACGGATAATTGTGCTAATTCACCCTGTTCGCCACCAAAAGTTATGGTGTGACCAGATGCAGTATCTGTGAAGTAAGCTCCATGATAAGCAGCAACGCACATCTTTAACTTTTCTAAATAGCCATTAGAAGTTAGAGTATTTCTCCAATCTGTAGCTTTTTCTAGTAAAACTGCTGCTGTTTCTTTAGCTTCTCTTTTTGCAAAATATGTAGCTTTTGACATAAAACCTCTAATTTTATTTGTTTAATTCTTCTTGTAATTAAACATATTTATCAAGTGGTCTTCAAAAGACGATCTGTTTGAATCTGTAATTCTCATATACGCATCTCCATATACTGTACCAAAACCTTTTGGATACGGATTACGTGAAAACGCTATGTTACGTATTAAATAAGCCAAGGCATCAATTAAATCGTAGTGACCTCCATCAAGAGATCTTTCATAATCTGTCTTATTTTTATTCCAAGTTGCGTTTTTTAAATGAAATATCAACTGCTTACATTTAGGATTGATAATAATCCGTTCATCCGAAATCATAATTCTGATTTGGTTTAGCCACGCCATCTTGTTATCTTTGGCTGTGGGTATAAATATAGTATCATACTGTATTCGTAAGTCATTAATTAAGATCAAGTTATTGTTATCGGCAATTCTTAGGAAAGGTTTCTTTAAGCCCCAGAGCTGTTCCTCTGTCTGTTTTACAGATTCGGATAGACTAGCCGTAGTAAAACTTTTGCCCCTAAAAGTAGCCTCATCTTCAATTACCACTTTTCCAGTAATGAAATCATAGTAAGCATATAATATACCGGTAAAGTCTTTTCCACCAATATCCATAGAAACATAAGAATCATAGTATGCTGGTCTTTTATAATCTTGTACGATTTTAGCTAAAGTTTCCTCATTAGCTTCAGGTATTACCGCATGATCTTCATCGGTTATCATGATGTTTAAATATTCACGCTTAAAGTCCACTGAATCATATCCGCCCACTTCATCTGCAAATAAGTCAACATCCTCTTTAGTATAACGAGGGCATTGGTAAATGTTACGTTTTACAAGAGTTCCATCAAATTCAGCTTTCTTTATAAAATCGTAATACTCATGACCTTGGGACTTTGGTAAGGTAGATATGAGAATCATCGGTCCTCTAGTCGTATTGAGTTTAGGACGTAGCACTGAGCGAATACCGTATTTTAAATCGTTCATAAAGCCGCACTCATCAACTATAACCATGTGCGCTCTTGGACCCCTTGCTGACTCTATCTCATCTGCATTGAAGCCGTATAACTCAAGTTTACTGTCTGTGGAAGGGAATATATAAGATGAGGAATCTCTGTCGAATCTGGGTTTGATATCTTCCGGACAATCTTTGAAGATCTGTTGGAAAGTATCTTTTACAATTCTTTTACCTTGCTTTAATCTTGGTGCAACATAACAGATAGTTATATTCTTTCTATTTATAAGCGCTTCAACTGCCATACCAAGAATACCATAAGTTTTACCAGACTGTCTTGATATTACAATAACGTGAGTTCCTTTAGGTCTTTTTGTTATACTTTCTTGAACATATTTTTGATTCTCGTCCAGTAGAAAACTGGTTACCTTACCTTGTTTCCAAAGCATTTGACGGGCGATTTTTGGAGAGATTGCTAAAGGATTATTGTTCGTTTGTGTCATCTACAACCTGCAAAGCAAGCTGTATTAGTTGGTCATTGGATAGTGCTGGCTCTTTTTTAGATTTCTTTTCTTCGTTAACGCTTTTGCCACGAATTAACATTAAAGATTTTACATAAATCTCAAACGCTTTTACTTCGTTAAATTCCAAAGGTCCAGTTTTTGCAGCTTGGTATAATCTACTAATCTCAAGTTTACAAAGTTCTTCTTCGTTTGAACCTATAGAAATGGGACTAGTATTAAATTTTGTAATTTGTTCTAGGTGATTTAACTTATCTTTAGTTTGTTGAAGCTCTAATTGTAAAGCTGTTGTTGTGTTGATTAATGTCTCAGTAAAGTTTCTGAGATCTTCTAACGATTTATACTTATCTAGTTCCTTAAAGCTCATATATTATCTTTTGCCTAAATTAATTGCAGCTTTAAACCCTTCAGTTGTATTCTTTACCTTAACAACTTCTTCTGCTAAAACTTGAATTTGACCTTTAACCAACTCTTCGTTCTTCTTAATTTGATCTTCTAGATTATCCGAAATTTTTCTTTGATTCAAATACTTGTTACTCAGTCTATATAATAGAAGCGAAGTTAAGCACATAGCATCTGGGTATGATCCAGATAGCAAAATTATCCTTAAGACAAAAAGACATACTAATATGAGTAAATAATCATAATTTTTCATTCAAATAATCCTATGTTAAAAATGAGAATTTGTGTTAATCGCTTGTTATACTTTTATCCCAATAGGAACAATCGAACTTACAGCATCTCATTTATATTTGTTATTATATGCAAAAAAAAGTATTTGGCATTTCTCAAAACGGGGGTGTATAATCTTACTATATAGTATACCATTTTTTCGCAGTGAGTTATAAAACGAACTGCGATACGTATAGAAAGTATACTCCATAGTATACTATAGAATCCGATATGTAAATTATATAGTTATCTCTTGTACCGATATATCTATATAAATATACTAAATGATTAAATTTATTAGTGACGCAAAGCATGATTTATGCAATTTTAAACAAATGTACATAGGGGGTACTTTTTTATGATAGCATTTAAAAAGGGTGAAAACAAGCAACTTAGCTTGCATTTCAATAGTAAAGAGTTTGAGTGTCCATGTAAACACTGTGACAATGCAAACCAGTATATTTCCATAGAACTAGTGGAAACTTTGGAAAAAGTTAGACAAAGCTATGGCGATAGCATAGTAGTTGAATCAGGTTATAGATGCCCTAAGCATAATCAAGAAGTAGGCGGGAAACAGAATAGTTCTCATTTAGCAGGACTTGCTGCTGATATTCGACCAAAACTGCTTATTATTGACGAATTAGACAAAGTATACGATCTATGTTACAATAATTTCAATAACATAGGCGATGGAAGAAGTAAAAAATTCATACACGTAGATGTTAGACCAGCAAAAGTATCTGGAAAAAGGAAATGGATATACTAATGAAACAGTTATCAAGTAGAGTTTCAAGAAAAACAGGGCTTCCTAAATCAGAATG